AGCATTCTCACGATTCGTGACAGACATTTACGTAGCTCCTTCTGCCACAATTATGCCGGCGCCAGATTGTTCAGGTCGCCGATATAGCCGCAAGTCAGCCCACCGTAGCGAACTTCAATGCCGCCTTCAGTCATCCACTGCCCGCGACGAACATCCTCGTCCTTGTTCTGGATATCATCCTGGAACTTGGTATCGCGGTTTTTCATCGGGCGCCAGCGAATTGCCGAGAAGTCGATGAGGAACATCGAGTTCTTGTAGAGCGCATGGCGGTTGAGCAGGGGGTGGGTCTTCAGGAGCAATCTGCCCTGCGGCATGATGTACTCGTTGAAGTTCATCCCGTAGACTTTCACCTGACCTTGGTAGTTGATGTTGAGAGCAGACTGGCCGCTCGCATTACCAATTGCCTGGTTCAGGGCATTAATACCGGAGTTGCCGCAGAAAGCAATCCGGGTATCGCCGGCTTCGGAGTCGAAGTCGAAGACAGGAGCGACCGCATCCATGAAGTCATTGAGGTCCGAAGAAGCCCCGAGGATCGTGGTGTTGCCGCTGGGGATGAAGCGGCGAATGCCGTCCATCGTGCGCATCGGCTTTCCGTTATCGCCAGTTACTTCGGACTTGCGTCCGTAGAGCATAGCGAGTTCAATCCCGCGAGCATGATCGAAAGCCTTACGCTTCTTATCATTCTTCACAGGGTCTCCGGTGCGAGTTTTGGTCTGCTCCGCCGTCCCGCTAATCTCGTACACGTCCTTGAAGATCTGCGTGTAGTTGAAGTATTTCTGCGGGTTACGGGAAGCAGCACGCGGCGCTCCGGTGCCTTCTGCATAAGCCGAGCCGATCAGCAGGAGGCTCGAGTCATCCGCGATCGTCCCGGCGGTAGAGCCGGCCGCTCCACGTTCCACGACGAAGGAGGTGTCGGAGGAAACGCTGATAACGCGAATGTACTCATGGGTGAAGGCTTGGGCATCGGCAGCTGGTTCGACGAGGAGAAGATCCCCGGCTTTCAGATGCTTTGCAAGGCCCCAATTACGAGTCGGATTGGACGTATCCGGGTCGAGGGAGTCGATCACGACGGTCGTATCGCCAGCGGCAAGTTCGCCGTTGACGGTCAGCCGAACGAGATCATTGGGTTCATCCCACCAAGCGAACTCAGGATCGTCGGTGGAGTCTTTCTGCACTTTCGCCATGAGGGCGAAGATAGGAGCGGTGCCGTTCGGATTGCGGAAAAGGATGAGCTCACGGAAATTCTTCGGGCGCTCATCAGTTGCCCAATCACCAGTACCGCGAAGGCCAGCTACAGCAGCCATTTTGCAGTTCCTTTATGCTTAAATATCCTCCTCGATAGCGTTGAATTCCGCATCGAGTTGGGTAAAGATATTCGTGGAGGGTTGCGCGCGGGGCGTTCCTCCCTGCGGGGTTTGCGCAGCCGGGACGAAAGGAGCCGAGGGGGCAGGGGCTGCCGGCTGCTGAACTTGGCCCTTCGAGGGGTCCAAGCGAAGCGAAACCATCGCTGCTGCTCCGACTTCGTTAATGAACTGATCAGCGGCAGCTGAGGGGTTCATCTGCCGATAGACTTGCCCGATTTTGATAACAGCGTCTTTGTGCTGCTTCAGATCCGGCCAGCGTTCGAAGAAAGCATTCTCGCTCTGCGAATTCGCTGCGTCTTGTTCATTAACTTGCCGCACCATCCGTGGAAGATACTGCACGACCTGGGATATTGCTGCGGAAACAGCGTCGAGGTAAACCTGCGACATCTTTTCCGCAATTACAGCCTGCGGCTCAGTATCGAGCCGAGCCATGTCTTCTTCGCTAAGCCTATAGTGGTGCTGAGCGAGGAGGCTTTCCGTCTCCTTCCGCCAGTCAGTATAGACCTGCTGGATATTCTCAGAGGGGGCTTGGCCGGTTGGAGCAGGTTCCTCGACAGGGGCAGGGGCTTGAGCCACGGCGGGAGCAGGTTCTGCTGCCGGAGGCTGAGTTTCCACTGGTGCCGGGGCTTGCTCTGCAGCTGCCGGGGTCGGAGCCTCGACAACTGGCTCGACTACTGGGTCAGGAGTACCGGCTTCGCCTGTTACAGCTTCCAGCTCTGTGACGTCAGTATCGCCGCCTTCATCAGGATCGGTTTGAGAGGAATCGGACTCGCCGGGCTCCTCGGTTTTTGCAGCATTAAGCTCATCCTGTTCCAGCTCGTCATCGAGATCGAAATCTTCCTCGAAAGTCTGGAAAGGGGTCTTTACTCCATCTGCCATTATTCTTCTCCTTCTCTCAGGTTAAGCAAATGCTGATTCATCCGGTAGGCTTCTTCAGCACTTTCAATCATCGTATCCGCGAAGGAAAGAGCGAGCTTAAGACCTGCTATTTCCCCGATAGAATGGACGTTGGTGACGGCGCCGTCAAGACCCGGTCGGGATTTACAGAGTTCCTCTACCCTGGCCGAAATCTGCGTTTCCAGGGCAGAGCAGAAAAGCTGAAAGGAAGGGTTTTCCTTCAATTCTTTCATCTGAGCCTTGATATCCACCGCCCGCCGGAGGTTTTCTTCAAGCGAAGCAGGGGAAAGGTTTTGCAGATCCCCCGCGAGACGCTCGAAAAGCTTTTCATAATCATTATCAGGCATAAGTTATCCTGTCGTTCCAAGGCCAGAGACTTGACCCGGCTCCGGCACACGGGTAAGGTCCTCAGCTCCCCCGGCCGGCGTCCCTCCTGCTGGGACAACGTTGCCTGCCTGCATCTGCTGGGCAAGGACTTGATCCGGGGTGACCTGAAGTTTGAACTGATTGATGTTCTTCAAGCCGGCGAGCTGGGCAACCCAGGCAAACAGCTTGCCCATATCGTATTGCATCATGAGCTGGGGTTGCTGCTGCAATCCGGCCATGATTTCTCTCCAGAGATTGGCCTGAGCAAACCGGTCAATGGGGAGGGTCCCGTCGACTGGAACATAATCGTAGAAACCGAGGATGTCCTCCGGGGTCACCTGAACGAAGCCAGGAGAGGCTGATTGCATCAAATCTCCGGCAATCTTGAACTGCTGGCTTTGATCGTAGTATTGCTGGGTGTTGGAAACCATCATTTGAGACAGCGGGGCCCACCCCTGGGCAGAAAACAGCTCCGCACAGGTCTTCAGACGCGAGATACCAAAGGTCGAAGCGGTTCGGATTTCAGTCGCTGTCCGCCGACCGCTGTTCATCTGCCCCATAATCTGCGCATTAATCCCGACCGCCTGCTCGCCGATCTGCTGCATGATCTGCATATCTTTCATATGCTGCTGGGTGACGTCGACAGTCTGGAGCTGGTGGACGGCAGAATTGAGGTCGGTTCCGTAACCGGCCGGCTTTGCTCGGATAACCCCGCCTGGAGTCGGGTCGAGCATATCACTGACCGCGATCCGCGAAGGATCCACGACGAACTGCCCATTCAATATCTTTCTAACGTTATAAAAATGCGAATTAATAAGCCAATCAAGAGTATTTTGAACAGGCTGCAAAATCTCCGGCATTCCCCTCGGGGCCAGGGCGTAGCCCTCCGGCTCGAGTACGATGATAACAAGAGGAAAACGATCATGATTAGCACCAAGAGGCTGAGCGCCAATGACCGTTTTAAACTCCGCATCGCAGGTGAAGACCCATTTTTCAGGATAAGAGGAATTCCCCAGCCCCCATTCAGACGGAACAAGCTCGATGTAGACTTCGTAGAGGGGGATTACAGCGGTTTCCTTCATCCCGCCCTGGGAGTTCTGAGTATAGAACATGGTCCCGGAGTCGGGGAGGTCGATGACGGGAGAGCCCTCGGTGCGGGAAGAGTCCGGCGGTTCGCGGGAAGGGCGAACGCGCTCAAGGTTGGTATAGTAGCCGAGTTCCTTCCGCTTCAGCAAAGCGTTCCAACCGATCCGGCGGTAAACTCCACAGAATTCTCCCTTCTGAAATTCCCCCAGGGTCACGCGGGGGTCAGGGAAGACATCATAAGGACGGATATTGTAGACACAGTTTCCTTGATAGCCCTTAACCCTCCGGGTTACTTTTTTCTTCGTAACACGGCCAGTTGGGATCATATTGAAGAGAAGTTCTTCCTTCTCAACAACCTCGGAGACATTCGAAAATCGCTGATCCCAGTACAGGCCCATCACCCCGACTCCGAACTTGCCGACGTCGTAGAGCCAGACGTAGAAGGGCGCAAGCATTTCCCCGATCTGAACCTGATAGTCCATCAGGGCTTCGAGAGCTTGGACATTTTGGCTGCTCTCCCCGTGGCGGCCGGAGTACTGCAGCACCGGGGTCCGGGCCATGAAAATCGTGGTCCAGTAGGTATGTGCTGCCATCAGCATGGCATAGGAATAGGGGACTTGGATGGTGGTGTACTGCGGGCTGCCAGCGTCCCGCTTCACCCTGCGAACTGCATCAACGTCCCTCTCAGGAAGATAGGCCACGGCGGCCTCTTCGTTCTTTCTCCATTGAGAATACTTGCTTTGATAAGCTTGCCTCGAAGCATCGATTCGATCCCGGCAAGCATCAAGGATCCTCCTATGAAGGGGGCTTTTCGGATCCAGCTCAATAGTAAGTGAAGGCATCAGGGAGCTCCTCGCTTGTAGCTCAGCCGAGAGAGCTCTTTCCGCTCACTCTCTAGCAAATCGTCTAAGCTTCCTTCATCGAAAGCTATATTGAGTTCGCTGACTGCGATGGAAACAGCATCCAGAACGTCGTCATGCTTCACATTGGGGTATTCGGAGAACTGCTGGATAAAGTCAGTCTGGCTGCGCCTTACATACAGGTGTCCGTGCTGAGAAATCCCCGCTAGTGCATCTAGAATTCTAGAGTATTTCTTCCGCTTGTCAACATACTCGGAAATGGGGAAGTAGATGCGCTGGGAATCCATGGCTTGCTTCAGCAGCCAAGCGAGGGTTCGTTGATAGGCGATGGACTCGACGATGACTCGTTTCACGCGGTAGCGAAGAGCAAGGCGGAAAAATTCTGCTATCGTCCAGGAAGGGTCGTGCCCAACGTTAGTAGAAGTCTCCAGGAGGTAGTAATCCTTCCCATACTTGCCCACGACGGCAAGGCATTCAGCATCCTTGTTTTTCAATCCTTGCTTGAGTTCCTTCTCCGAGGGAGGGGGAGTGGGGTCGATTGCGAGGACTGCGTACATGTCGTCGTCCGGGGGGAATTCGTAGTAGCGGAGCCACTCGGCCCGGAAGCTTGAGCTTTCCGCCGTTATGATCCGACACTCCTTCTCTCGGGTGAAGATCGAGAGCCGGTTCCCGGCGAGGGCATTTTGTTTTTCCTCGATAAGTTCCTCAGTAGGAAACCGCTCTGGCCAGATCGAGACGCGCTGGGCAAGGGGGAGGTCCTCTGTCTCCGGGGACCAGCAGCCGAAGCGTTCGCTTATCCACTCGGGAGAGGAAAGCGTCTCCATCGAGAGGTCTTCAATGTTCAGCGGGGTCTGAAGCATAACCATCTTAGCGTGAGGAGCTTCAGAAGACGGGGCGAGAGATTCTTTAAAAGCTCCATAAACGAGGTTCTTTACCTTCTCCCTCTGCTCCGGCGTGGCGGTGTTTTCCTCGTCGAGAATATCATCAAGGCCAATGAAATCAGGACGATAGTCGTCAATGTTGACGCCACGGACGGAGCCGGAAGTGCCGTAGGCTTTAACGGTGATGGGGATTTCGAAGAGCTCGTGGATGATTTCGATGTGCTCTTCGCTCCACTTCGCGCCCTTCCTGAGTCCGAACGTTTCTGTAAAAAGTCGATTATGTTCGATTTGCTTTTTGAGCCAAGAGATTGAGGCAATGGCGTGATCCTGTGATTTGCCGACCCAGAGATTAGTTCGGGCCAAGCCGTAGGCAATTCGCTTAGCTCCGAAGGCCCGGAGGCGAGTGGTTTTGGAAGCTCCCCGGAAAAGCTGAAGGGAAATCAGCCGCCCTGGCCCGTCAAGCATATCGTTGACTTGCTTAAGGAACGGGGGAGTTCCCTGCCGGAAAGTTTTGGGAAAGAAAGTGCGGTAGAAGAATTCTGTATCTACCGCTCCAAGCTCGAAGAGTTCTGCTTTGCTAAGAGCCTCGAGGCCCTCGTCAGGAAAGGTTTTCACCAGCGCCCCCTCGGATCAAAGATATGCACGCCGAA